GGGGTAGGGGGCTGCGCCGCCTCGACAGCCTTCGCGAAGGCCTCGGGCAGCTGGTAGGCGCGCACGAGCTCGGCGAGCACTGCTTCGCGCGGGGCGCCGAGCGAGAGCAGAAGCGGAGCCAGCCGCTCGAGGCTCTGCTGCCGGGCCATGTCCGAGATGGGCGTCGTGCCAGCGTCGACCGCCCAGTAGCTGAAGTCGCCGGTCAGGTCGTCAGCGCTCAGGTTGGTAGGCCCGACCGGGTTGGGCAGCGCGAGCGGCTCAGCCTCGTCGCCGAGGACCACGGAGAGCATGACGTTGTAGGTGCTCGCGATGCTCGTGATCACGCTGTCGCGGATGCGGGCCATCCGGCCGATCTCGCTCGAGGTGTAGGCGGCCAGCAGCTGCTGCTCGGTCGCCGTGCTCTTCGTGACCTCGCCACGCGTGAACGGGGCGAGAAGCCCAGCATCTCGGATGTCGCTGTCGACAGTCACAGCGTAGGCAGCGATGTCGCCAGGGATCGGCGCCTGCGGGACCGGCGTGATGTTCCCCTCGAGCGGCTGGCCTGGCTGCAGGTCGACCTCGATCATCTCCCCATCGAGGCCCTGAGCGATCTTGGCGCCAGCGTCCTCGCTGAGGAAGCCCGCTCGTACCATCCACTGCCTGGCCATCCGGCGCACGCCCTGCGCCTGGTAGCTGCGGATGAGGTTCATCTCCCGGAACTGGTCCCTGGATCGGGCCAGGAGGCTGTAGCCCCGCAGCGGAGAGTCAGGGTCGCGAGAGAAGTAGAGCGGGATGATCGGAACGACCGGCCTCCCGCTGGCGCTCTTGAACGGGATGCCCGTCGTCTCGTGCTGCAGCTCCGCCTCCGGCGTCTTCTCGTCGGCGCCAGCGCTGGCCTCGAGCGCGCCGATCTGCACCTTCACGCCCTGGAAGACGAACGTGTCCGGCGTGCGGAAGTCCTCGCTCCACACGAGCAGCTTGTCGGCCTGCAGGTCGTAGACCTCGACCACGCGGACCCACTTCTCCTGGGTCGGCACGCTGCTGTCGTTCGGGCTGAGGCCGATCATCGTTCGTCCACCGATGGCCGAGCTGGAGTCGATCCACTTCTGGTAGACCCGAGGCGAGAAGTCGGTCTCGGGCCGGTCGTAGCGCACCGCTGCCTCTTCGAGCGGCATCAGGTACACGTGACCGACGTACCTCTGCTGCTCCCAGGCGCATGCCGTTGCGTCGACGATGACTTCCCAGGGCGGGAGGGCGGCGGCCGCCACACGCTTGAGCGGGTCCACGCTCTCGACCGGGCTCAGCTTCATGAAGCTGCACGGGTAGATCAGCGCCAGCCGAGTCGCGTCCTCGAGCTGCTCCCGCACGCCGAGCAGGTACAGGTTCGCGGTCGCCTCGGCGACGTCCGGGTTGCCCCGCGCCCGCACATCCGCTTGCACGAAGACCGCAGGGTTCTTGGCGTACAGGCTGCCCAGGTAGCTCTCGACCACAGCGTAGGCCTTGGGCACCTCGGTGCGCAGCATGCCCTCGACCAGGCCCTCCTCCTTGGCCCAGAAGTCGGTCATGTACAGGCGGCGCAGCTCCCGCAGCTCTTCGCGCCGGTTGGTCCAGTACAGGTCGTGCTGAGCGACGATGTCGCTGACGTGGGCAGGAGTGAGCATCGGGACCTCAGAAGGGCAGAGCAGCGGATCGGATTCGCCGAGCGCGGGAAGCTGCGAGCAGGTCGTCTATCCGCGTGCGCCCCGACTGTAGCGCACTCGTCCGCCACGACGACGGCACATCACGCAGGCACCGGTATGCCAGGGCCATGGCCATCGCAGCGTCGTCATGCGCCCCCTTCGGGGCTTCGGGGGCGACCTTGCCCGGTGGGATCGTCAAGCTGCGCAGCTCGAGCCACGTCGGTCGGTCGAGCATCTTCACCAGGCTCAGCGACTCCCGTAGCGTGTCGAACGCATCGAGCTTGCTCTGCAGGGTCGTGACCCACGGCTTGCCCGTCCGTGGGTCGCGCCACTGTGCGTTGTAGCCGCAGGCCTGGAGCTCGAGCAGCAGCGCGTGGCCATGGTTGTTGCTCTCGGCCAGGACGAGGGCCTGGTTGTACCTGGTCGCGACCTGGATCACTCGGTGGGCCCAGGCTGCTGGCGTGATCTTGTTGTTGCGCTCGGTGTAGACGACCTGCGACGTCGCGACCGAGACGACGCACAGCGCGCTGTAGTCGCCTCCCACGCCTCCACCGACGTCCACACCCATGCAGTACCGGTCGTGCGGATGCGGCTTCTCGATCTCGCGACCGACGTGCTCTCCGTGCAGCGCCTGCTCGAGCACGTTGACCTGCGCCAGCAGCTCGTCGCCGTAGTAGCCCCCCTCGCGCTCGAGGAAGCAGTCATCGATGGACGCCGGGTACTCGCGCCGGAACTTGTGCTCGCTGCCCAGCCGAGCGCACGTGCGCCGGCGCCAGTGCAGCTGGCCCAGGCTCAGGCTGTACGCCTCGCGCTGCGCCTTCTCGGTGTCTGTCAGGCTCGCCTCGAAGTCGTGCGGCACGAGCGAGGGGGCGTCGCAGTAGGCAGGGTGCTCGTGCCAGAACATCGTCAACAGGGTCCAGCCGTTCTCGGGCGCGCCGCGCACCAGCGAGCTGTAGAAGTCGGCTGGGTTGTTGGCGGTCGACTCCACGATGAGCAGGCCATCCCCTACAGCAGCGTCCACCTGGGCCAGGACCTCTTCCAGGTCCGGGGCGTAGGCAGCTTCGGAGATCAACGCAGCGGCTGGCGTGAACGACCGCAGGCCGGTCTGAGAGCGGCTCGTGAACGCCTGCAGGCTGGCGCCGGTGTCTCCGTACACGAGCCGAGCCCGGGCGCGCACCTCGACCGGCCTGGTCAGCAGCTGCGGGAGCTGGTCCAGCCAGCGCCGGTTGTCGTCCAGCAGCATGGTCGCGCTGTCGTCCCGCATCGAGATGACTGCGTGCATCGCTGCGTTGGCCGTCGTGTAGGCCTTCCAGTGCATGACCATCTTGGCGCCGGTGGTCGCTGCGACCTGCCGCGCCTTGAGGATGAGGATGCGCCGGTGCCCAGCCTTCACAGCCTCGAAGATCTTCGTCTGCATGGGCAGCGGCTTGAACTCGACCAGCTGCTTGCTGTCCTTGTCCTGCACGCGGTGCAGGCGGGCGAACTTGTCGACATCACCGACCAGCGCGCCGACAGCGGAGCGATGCGGGATCGGGACCGCACCAGGCACGAAAGGGGCGACCATCAGCTCACCACACGGAGCACAGCCTCGAGCTCTTGCATCGCTGCCTGCTGGCCGTCCGTCCGGGGCTGCGCCTTGGCGAGCTCGTAGGCCTTCTCGAGCGTCCACTGCGCGGCTTTGACCGCGGTCGCATCGCCCTTGCCGTTCGCTAGCGTGCTCTTCAGCAGCAGCAGGGCCTGCTCGGTGAGCGCAGGCAGGGCCTGCTCAATCAGCGCGACAGGGTCGGGGGGCGGCGCAGGCAGCTGGGCCTTGTACCAGGCGGCCCACTGGTAGAGGTGGTCGAGGCCCCACTTGCCGTAGACGGTGGATGAGAGCGCGATGCCCTCGCGGATGATGGCCTTGTGGTCGCGGTCGTTGTCAACCATCCACGCTGCAGCGCGCTGCTGGGCCGGTGTCAGCTCCTCCCAGCACTGTGCGTCTCTGCCCTCTGGGCGCCGATTGTTCGGCCTGTGCGTGCTCATCGGCAATCCTCGCGAGGGTGCTGCCTGTACGTACCGGACCGCTGCCTCTGCGCTGGCTCGGCTCTGCCTCAGAGGGAGCGGGGCAGAGCCCATAGCATAGCCCCGCGGTAGCCGTGCGCGCGTTAGGCCTGCGCGGGGCCTAACGCGCTACCAACAGCGCCCCCTCGGATGGTCCGGGGGGGCGTTCGTGCGTCTCGCCGATCACTCCGCGCCGGGGATGGGGCGGGCTTCAGGGGGTGACGGGTCGATCTGATCCATCTCCGCGTCGAAGTCGGCCCATGCGTCAGCCATCAGCCCGGTCGGCTCCACCGGGCGGGCGCGTGCCTCTGCGATGGCCTCTGCCCAGAATTGCTTAGCGGCCTCCGGCCCAGCTCGCCAACCGGCCAGCGCGTCATGAAGCGCCTCGATCTCCGTCGGCGCCACACCGACCACGCCCCGCCGACCCGACACCACGCGCCATCGGTCCAGCCCCGGCGCGCGTTGCAGGCCGACGTGGTCGGTGTGCAGTTCATCGTCGCCGTAGACCTCACGCACTCGGGCGAGCAGCCGGTCGCGCTCGCCATCGTCAGTCGGTGCGATCATCCCATCACCTCCACCTGGTCAGCGGCCTCGTCCTCTGGCTGTAGTGCCGCGCGCTGCTGGGCCACCCAGGCTCTGACAGATCGGTCTGCGCACCGCTGGCCTTCGATGATGAACACCTCGTCGCGGTCCTGAGGCGTCAGCCGGCCCACGCTAGCCATCCATCGGTCGATCGCTTGCTCGAGCTCGAGCAGCAGCGCCAGCTGCGCAGCCATCGCCGCGTTCTCTTCACCACAGCGCACGGCGTTCCAGGCACCCTGTGCCGTCCCATCAGGCCCGCCGTGCCAGTCCGGTCCCTGTGCACCGCAATTGACGCACCATGCACACATGCGGCCGTCTATGCGATCAACCTTGACCACGTCGTTGCCGCAGAACGGGCAGGGCTTCATCTTAGTCTCACCCATCACTCACCTCCGCAGCGCAGCGCGCTCGACCAGGTCGAGCTCGGCGCGCAGCCACCAGCCCGCCCCAGCTCGTAGAGCACAGCAGCCTGCGCTCGGTCGCGACCGGCGCCTCGAGCAGCCTGCTCGAACCGGTCCACCTCGGCCTCGGCAGCCCGCTGGCACGCTGCGTCGAAGTCGGTCCAGGCCCCCCACGCTGCGTGCAGCACGAGGCCCACGGCGAGAACGCCCACGCTCAGCAGCTCTTCAGCTCTCATCTCGTCGATCTTCATCCTGTCCTCCTGGAACTTGTAAGTCCCGCTTACCAGTAGCCTCGTGCGCCCGATGCGTCAACCGCTCCGCACAATCCTCGCAGCGACCGCAGCGTGCGC